CTAGGAATGAACGCATGTCTTCTTTTAATCCCTCAAGCTTTGAACGCAATTTGTCAAGCTTTTTTGGAGTGTCCATAACATCTTCAATCTTTGAAGTTGTTGCCCAAGTATTTTCAAACTTATATCCTAGCCCGACCACGTTGGCTGCTTTAGCATTTACAGCAGAGTGATGATAAGGAGAAATATCATAAAGTTGTGCCAAGTACAAAACATTATACGGAGGCTGTACAATCTGAAATAATGAATATCCTGTTAGATCAAGTGGGTCAAGCTTCTTAGATTTTGCATCACCGACACCAGTAAATGATTTTTCTAATCTATTTACTTGACGACGAAAATTAGGACTTAAACCTTCAGACTTTTTAATGTCTTCCCATTTTGCATTAAATGGGTCATCAAAATCAGACTCTACTGTATGTACGGGACTATCAAGCTTTACCGTAATACCCTTTTCATCTTCATCAAAACTGTCATCAATAGTTAGATTAGCCAAGTTTCATTTCTCGCATTTCTTTAACATAATCCATCATTGCAGGAAGATCCTGCTCATCTGGTACAAGACCAATTTCAAGTCTTGCTTTTTGCTCTGCCAACTCTTCATCTGTTACTGGTCTATGACCTGACATGAATAGTGGCTTTCCTTCATCTAAGCCATAGTGTGCTGCTGCATCCTTAAGCTTTTTAATTTGACGAATATCACCTTTAATTGAAGGTATGCTTAAATAAGCTCCTTCTTCATCCATAACAATTTTTCCATCTGGCATCTGCCAAACATAAAGCCCCCAGTTAACTTCTTCAACTGGAGTCATTCTCATAGGACTTGTAGGTTTCATATGCTTATAATACCACTTTATTTAGATAAAGGCTAAAAACTGAACAATTAAATGCCATTTTGATTTAAATGTCTATGGTAGGCTACTGGTTGACCATTATTTATATTATAGTTTGCACCAGAGTATTCAACAATTGATCCCATAGAGGTAGTGTAATCTCTTGCATACCCCGTTTGAATCTCTAAATAAGACAGATATCTTGCTTGAACTTGAGATTGTGTTATCTGTGTAGGATAAATTGTTATATATCCATAAGTAGCGTCGCAAGAAGATTTAGATCCACTATAATCTCCATTTAATAAAATATCTGATGATTTAGTGGCGGGATAGACTAAAACTACATGGTACACCTCTCCATTTACTAGGTTGACTGGAGACAAGTTTCTATTTATACCATTAACATAAAGTGTTGAATTTGATATAGAATTTTGTAAATTATTTAAATTATCCACATATAAATCAACGACATTGGTAGTTGAATCTGAATCAAGAACAGCACTTCCAGTTCCATTATATGAGAACCAAAACTCTATTGATTCGTAAGAAGAAGATGCTGTTGACTGTATAAGTGCACTGCCTGGTGTTCCACCTGGATCTTGAGCAGAAAATGTTATTCCAAGATTCTTACTTCTTGACAAAATATTTTGAGAATCTTGCCTAATCATATATGTTTGACTTGCATATGGAAACATCTTAAATAAACCAGAATCTGATATTTCTGATATATCGGAGTATGCAATAAACTTAAGATTATCAAGCCTTGGCTGATTAGATAAACTGATATCTGGGGAGTAAATGGTTACTCTAATTAAAACTTGAACAGATAAAACATTGGCATAAGAAGTTATTATATATGGTACAGCTTTTTTATTATTTACTCTATAATAATTGAGTCCATTGTCATAAGATACATCAACCACAACATATTTACCAGATACTACAGAAGAATTATCTGTAGAAGCTGAATCCCAAGATATTTCTACTCCTGTAAAACTAGAATAAGATGTAAGTATTACTGGATATGTCCAGGTCCCTGTTAATGACCCGCCAGAACTTGATTGAGATATTGTTATTCCTGTTCTATCTGGAATTAGATTGCTATATGATCCAGTATTAAAGGCACTTTGATCTGCAAATGTTTTAGACAAAATAACTCTGCCTGTTGATTTATCAAAAGGAAAATGAGATACATTTGCTTGCTTAGCATAATTAATTGGATCAGAATCTCTTTGTGCAGAATACATATGAAATTGAATTTCTTTTACAGAGAGAACTCTATCATAAAAAGCTAAGCCATTTACAACAAATGTTGAGCCATTATATGAGGGACCTACTCCAAAACGACTTAGCGAGTCTGAGTAATAGCTTTTTGATATTGGTAAAGATAAAGATTCATCAGACAATCCATTTACATAAATTTGTTGAACGCCATCCTTTACATACGCAAATATGTGAATTGGGGAATCCCATGAGTATATCTGCTTTTTTGTTGTTTGGCTTGATCCATCTGAAAAATAAACTTGAAAATATAAAGAGTCTTGGTTAGCATATATTCTCATTCTTTTATTTGATCCAGAATGTAGGTCTATTAAATTCATGTCTGATGTAGGAGCACTATTAAGAAGTGCCCAAAATTCTATACCAAAGGTTTTATTTTCATACCCGCCTTGAAATGCGTTATACACATTTAATATATCTACAGAAATATTTTCTGTTATTCTGCAGCCAGAGTAATTTGTATCATAGCTTGCGTGGTTTATAAGAGTTGTAACATCTTGAAAATTTGGTGAGCCTAGGATGAATGCTCCATGATTTCCAAAGTTTGATACATCTTGAATTGTTATAGAGCCGACTTCTTGATTGTATGTAGATTCATTATTTAAATAATCTTGATAAGTTGCATACTCTAAAAGTAGGGTTGCATATGTTCTTAGTGTTGATTGACCATCAAAAGGCCAATATGAAATTGGATCATCTCGCAAAACCGCTTGTTTGTATGACATATAAACACGCCCTAAACAATACTTTTTATAATTTTAACTGTTGCGTTTGTTGTTGCAGCATTTGTAATTATTCCTTGAAGAATTAAATTACCGCTCATATCTATATCTGCAGAAAGATTTACACCTGACATATAACCATTTGTTTCAAGCACTGCAAATTCAACAGAATCAACACTTGTTCCATCCGTATGTGCTAAAAGCTTTGATGTTCTAATTAAAGAACCTTGCTTTATTGTTACTCTATATTCAATAGAAGTAAAGCTATTTACTGGAACTGTATCTAAAGTAGTAAGATTGTTTGTAGTAATAGATGTATTTGTTATAATACCGCCAGAAATACCACCTGGTCCCTGTATGCCTTGAATACCAGCTCCCTGAACTCCTTGTAGGCCTTGAGGTCCTTGTATTCCCTGTGCAGCATAAAGACCATTTAATCCTTGTATACCTTGAATTCCTTGAGCACCCGTAGTACCTTGAGCACCAGTTCCTGCTGCTATAGTAAATTGAATTGGATCTGTGCCAATTTTAATTGTTCCGTCTGAATTAGAACCATTTGCATATTGAACCCAGGTTGTATTTGCATATGTTGTTCCGTTTAGAACAAAGAGATAATCTCCGTTTTCAACTTGGCCTAAAATATGATTATCATAATCTGTAGCACGAGTAAGTTGCCAATGAACTGAGACAGTTCCCAATCTTGTTACTACATATACTCCATTTTCAACTGGATTAGCACGATTTTTAACAAGAACACGATCATTAAGCAACCATGTATAACCATCAGTGGTAGCTACACCAAAATTATTACTGGTAATTGTAGCACCAACACCTGTACCATTTTCAGCATCAGCACTACCAGATGCATAAATGGCATTAATAAAATCAACTGATGTTGCAGTATTTACTGCTGCGTGTGCATTTTGTTTTCCAGCTTGCCCTATTATTCCTTGTAAACCTTGGTTTCCCTGCAAACCTTGAATTCCTTGAATTCCTTGGTTTCCTTGAAGACCTTGAATTCCTTGTAAACCTTGCGTTCCTTGCAGACCTTGAATTCCCTGAATACCTTGTCTTCCTTGCAAGCCTTGGAAACCCAAAAGTCCTTGAAGCCCTTGTATTCCTGTTATTCCCTGTAAGCCCTGAATGCCTTGAAATCCTAAAAATCCTTGCACTCCTTGCAAACCTTGAATACCTTGCAGGCCTTGAACGCCCTGTGTTCCTTGAGGACCCTGCAAGCCCTGTGTTCCTTGAACACCCTGAGGCCCCTGAACACCTTGAATGCCTTGAGGACCTTTATTTGTACTCAAATAAGCATCAATATTATTAGCCAATGCATAGATATCCCTTGGAACATCGGGAGTATCGGTATATTGTGGGTAGGAAAAACCCTTAGTAGTTTGCAGGCTCATATGCTATAAGTATACCAAAATTGTAAATAAAAGCATTTATTTTGCCCCTTAAAATGTCATATTTGGATCTATACGTGTTATGTTGTACTGAATTGACTGTCTATAGTTGTCTGGTATATCTAATTCTAGCAAGCTTTTGAATATGGACAAAGACTCTTCTTTTCTTCCGATCCACCACCCCGCCACTGCTTTTTCAAATAGCAAAGAAAATTCACCTAGATAGTCTGTACTTGATGGCAAATTAATCTCTTGAGATATATACTCTAAGCCTAATTGTGCAAAGGTATATGCTTCTTGCCACTTGGCAACTCTTTCATAGTATCTGGAAAGCAGGAAATAAGCTTCTGGTCTTTTAGGCAAATACTGCATTGCTTGTAGTATACAGTTAAGAACTGTATTTTCT